GGCTTGACTGGTTGTATCGTGCGAGTTCGGCCCGGGCTTTCACGTCGGCCTGTTTGCGGGTGACCTTGCCGATGTCGGGCATGAGCGGGCCTCCGGTCAGTTGGATGTAGGTGTTGATGAGTTGCAGGCATTCGCTCATGGTGGTGGTCTGCATGTTCTCGATGCGGCTTTCGATCATGTCGAGGAACCCGCTGGACAGCCGGTTGAGCTTGTTGATCTCGTCCTCGCTGAGATAGTTCTTGGCGATGGTCACGTCGGACGAGTGAATGCGCCCGTCCGGCGCGTCCTTCCATGTGGTGAGTCCCATGTGGGGCTTGCCGGCGTCGGCGCGTTCGTGGATGATTTCGGGTGCGGTGTGCTGGGTGACGGCGTAGTGGAACCGGTTCTGCACGTTCTTGTAAAAGGTGCGCACGATGGGCGCGTCCTTGTCGTAGTCGGTGCAGATTTCCTGGAACACCTCGCAGATCTGCACGTAGAAGCGTTTCTCGCTGGCGCGGATGTCGCGGACACGTTGGAGCAGTTCGTGGAAGTAGTCCTGGCCGAACGGTCGCCCGTTCTTGAGCATGTCGTCGTTCAAGGCGAACCCCTTGATGACGTATTCCCTGAGCACGCCGGTGGCCCAGATGCGGAACTGGGTGGCCTGCTTGCTGTTGACACGGTAGCCGACCGCTATGATCGCATCGAGATTGTAGAAGGCGACGGTGCGTCTGACGTTGCGACTGCCTTCTTGTCGAACTGACAAGAAATCCTTGTGAGTTGATTCTTCCTGCAGCTCGCCCGTTTCATAGATGTTTTTCAGATGCAGACTTACGTTCTGCTGGCTGGTGTCAAACAATTCTGCCATGCCGGACTGTGGCATCCAGAACGTGTCGCCCCAGTACGACACCTGCACGGGCACGTTGCGCCCGTCCGCCTGGTACAGGACTATCTCGGCCTGCTGGTTATTTGAATCATCCATGATTCAAAACCTCTTTCTCTAAAACGTGTCGAATTCGATGACTTTAAACAGGGTCAAAATCGACCCCCTTTTTTCCGATTCCCTCGAATTCGAGGGAATTACGCTGGTTCGTCCCCATCACCGTCATACTTGTGTTCGTCTTCCAGGGCAACGATGTCCATGTCTCCTCGATGGAGTTTCTTGAGTGTTTCGTCTATTCGCGCCTGCTCATCATCAACAAAGCGCTCGCCGTTGAGTGCAGGTTTTGGCTTATCTAGGCGTTCATCGCCTTCGACAAATACGAGAGTTGCCGCCGGCACAAATGACTCTGGCGAGTTGTTTTGGATTCTCCTAGCTATCAACTCCCCGGCTTTAACGAGATCTGCTGCATTCTCATCCAACGCTTCACAAAACGCCTCAAAGGATTCGAGATCAATGGTTCTCTCAGCTCTTAGTATCTTCGACAGCTGCGACTGGCTGAGCTGAATTGCCGCAGCCATTTCCGCTTGCGTCACGCCATGAAATGCCATGCGTCCTTTCATGACCTGCGCCATTGCTTTACCGAAAGTCGAAATATTCTTCATGAACTAGATTATTCCACCGACACGCCAAATAGTCCAAAAATTGACACGAGTAGTTTCCTTGAACTATAAATAGTTCACATGAACTACTTAAGTCTCAACAAACTTGCAGTGTCGAATATTCGTGCGCTGCTTGGTTCTCGCCGCGAAAGCATTGAAGCGCTCGCAGGAGCAACGAAGATTCCCTTGTCCACGCTCAAGCGTCGTTTGCTGAACAAATCCCCCTTCACCTTGGAGGAGATAGAACAAATCGCTAAGCATTTCGCTGTCGCCGCGAGCGACCTCATATCTCCCAGCATCGCGATTCCGACGCTCGCTGCTGAGAACACTATTCCAGCGCTCGCCGAAAGAGAGGTGAAGTGATGGGCAATGACATCTCCGTCGTGGAACTACGTTCAATGAACAACGATCAGATTCACCGTTTTGCCGCGCTCGTCAACGAACCGGAAAACACTCTGGCGAACATGTCGGACGACCCGGTGCGTATCGAGACATACCCGGGAATCGGCCCGCAAATCATTTCCTATCGGAAAATCGTGCGAATTGACGATAATGTGCTTGCCGCCCTGTTCAGTGCAGATACTGAGGAGACGGCTTCGTCACCGAATGACGCTCCCCGGATTCACCCGGAAGGGACCAGGTGATTCTGATGTCGGCATACCCGTCCTCGCACATAATCGCCTTCTCCATGAACATGAACCCGATGGACGACCCCTTGGACATGTTCCCCAGCTCGTATTCCTTGCCGCTCGAAAGCACCACCCGAACGTCATGGGCATCAAAGGCGTTCTCGTTCGCGACGGCATACTTGAGGTTCTGCACTTGGTATATGTCCCACTTCGGGACACTGGCGGTCTCCTCGGCCAACCGGGCCTGCGTACGCTGCGCGGCAAGCTGTCCACGCAACGCATCGGCTGAATCCTCAGCCGTCTTGACCTGCGCGCGAAGCGCATCCACCGAATCATTCGCGGCCTTCAATTGGCCTTTGAGCACCTCAAGCTGGGCATCGAACTTCTCCTGCGCATCCTTGGCCTCACGTTTCGCGGCTTTGCCCTCCAGACATTTGGACGTGAACCACGCCACCGGGGAGAGCACGATTCCCAGAACCGTGATCGCCAAGTCCATCCAGGCTGTCGGGTTCTGCGCGAAATCCCCCTGTATCAGATTCCACAACCATGTGACCATCATCGACTTCTTTCTCATAGGAGCATTCATGATGAATCTACCGCATCA